CTGCTAACATCACTGGTACTGCTGCAGGTACTCACCTGCTGGCTGGATCACATGTAGTATATAAGAAGTGGTAAATTAATCACTTCGGACTGGAGGCACCTCAGAGTAGGACCTCCTTTCCTTTGGCTTTGGCCCTTACGAGGATACCCTCAGCCGTCTAGACGGTGGGATAGACCACAACAATTTTAACTTGAACGTTCGAGAGCTTGTAAACTATACAAACTTTCACAAACAATAATGTCAACACTAACACAGTCAGTAGTAGGAACCCTAAATAAGGCGGCTTCCTCGACTTCTGGCGCTGTCGATTACGACACTAAATATGCAACCTACCTTAAGCTGTTCTCTGGCGAACTCTTCAAAGCCTATGAGTCCAGCACAATTGCTAAAGGAACTGTACAAACCCGTCAACTGAAAAACGGAAAATCTTTACAGTTCATTTTCACGGGTCGCATGCAAGCAGCCTATCATACGCCGGGAGAGCCAATTTTAGGATCGGGTGATCCTCCGGTAGCAGAGAAGACCATCGTCTGTGACGATTTGCTGATTAGTTCAGCCTTCGTTTATGACCTCGATGAGACTCTTGCTCACTATAGCCTTCGCTCTGAGATCTCCGCTAAGATCGGACATGCTCTTGCTGAAGCTTATGATAAGAAAGTGTTCCGCACGATTGCTCTAGCAGCACGTGAATCACATCCTATCACTGCAAGTCCTGGTCCTGAGCCAGGTGGATCTATCATTAAGATTGGTGCTAACAATGAGTATGATGCTCAGAAGTTAGTTGATGCTTTCTTTGAAGCAGCTTCTATTCTTGATGAAAAGAATATGCCTAAGACTGGACGCTCAGCAGTACTCTCTCCACGTCAGTACTATGCACTTGTATCACAAGTTGATAGTAACATCCTGAACCGTGACTACGGTAATACACAAGGGAACCTGAACTCTGGTGAAGGTCTGGTATCTATTGCCGGTATCGACATCAAGCGTTCTAACAACCTTCCTTTCCAGGCTGGTGATGTTAACGCAGTAACTGGTGAGAACAATACCTACTCTGGCGCATTCGCTGACCACGCTGGTCTGATCTATCAGAAAGATGCTGCTGGTGTAGTAGAGGCTATTGGTCCTCAAGTACAGACCACTGGTGCAGACGTCAAGACAATGTATCAGGGTGACCTGATCGTTGGTCGTCTTGCCATGGGTGTAGGTACTCTGAACCCTGCTGCTGCTATTGAAATCCAAACTGCTTGAGGTTAATCATGTCGGTTAAACCAGGAACAGCAACAACTAGAACTATTCCAGCCGGGCAAGCTATCGGTGGGACTAGGTCTGAAACTCAGGCAGCACCGACTCCTTTGGAGTATGGCAGGCAGTTACAATCTGATGGATTGTCTGCTCGCGGTGATGCTAATACGTAATTAATTGAGGAGAACATATGGCCGTTTCAGTTGCCAAAGGGAACGCTGGTGTATGTACCACTGATGCTGTCCGTGATTCTGTGTCTCGCACAGAAGGCGGAGCAACAGGAGTACGTAATTCACCAGTGACTTCCACTACAAAAGATCTACGAGTAGCTTATGCTAACGTAGAATGTAACGTACCTTGATGTACGATTAGGGGACCTTCGGGTCCCTTTTTTTTATTCACATATATTAACTATGCCTTTTCCTACCACTAACGCTACAGAAGAATTACCAGCAGTTAATCAGATCCTGTCGTCAGTCGGTCAGGCACCTGTAACTACCCTAGATCAAACCAACCCGGACGTTGCGATTGCATATGACACACTACTACAAGTGTCCAGGGAAGTACAGTCTGAAGGCTGGAGTTTTAATACAGAAATTGAATATGAAACCACCACTGATAGTAACCAAGAATATACTATTCCTCACAATATGCTTAGAGTGGATCTAAGTGCTTCTGATAATACTTATGGTACTAAAAGTGTTGTCAAGAGGAGTGGTAAATTATACGATAAATATAATCATACATACAAGATTACTGATACAGCTAGTGAAGAAGTTAAATTAGATGTTGTCTGGAAGTTTGATTGGGTAGACCTACCTATACCTATACAAGATTACATTGTAGCTAGAGCAGCTTCAATAGTATCTAGTAGGATTGTAGGTGATGGCCAGCAATATCAAATATTACAACAGCAAGAACTTCTCAGTAAATCCACAGCTTTAGAGTATGAATGTTCTCAAGGTGATTATACTTTCTTCGGCCATCCTGTGAATAAAAATCACTACACGAGTTACCAACCTTACCATGCACTTTATAGATAATGGCAGCAGTTACTCAAACGATCACTAACTATTTAGGTGGTGTATCAAAACAAACAGACAAAAAGAAATTACCTGGTCAGGTAAGAGAATGTATTAATGCATATCCAGATCCTACATTTGGTTTAAGAAAGAGACCAGGATTAAAATTCATTAATACTTTACACACATCTACACTTTCAACCAACCCTGAATTAGCTGATAATAAATGGTTCTTCGTTAAAAGAGATGATGATGAGAAATATGTAGGTACGGTATATAATAACGAGCTTATAAGAGTATGGGACTCTACTGGTACTGAATGTACAGTACATGATAATACCTACGGATTAACTATAGGTAGTGCTACAGGTGATGACGGTACAGATAGTGTAACAAAGAAAAGAAATTTAGCAGTTGTTGCTAATGATGCAGCTGGATTACAAAGCACCATAGGAACAGATATGACAGTTAATGTCATATCCAAACCAGCAACTATATCAACGGTTGTTACACGAGGTCAGGATTACACTGCAGGAACTGATATCGCTACAACTGGTGGCACTGGTACAGGACTTACAGTAGACACTACAACACACGCTGGAGCTTTGAAAGAAGTATCTATTGTAACCCCTAGTACTGGCTATACGTCTGGCACTGGTTTAGCTACTGTTGCGACCAGTGGAAATGGTGGAACTACTGCTACAGTAGATATTGAAGTATCTACCGGTACAGTACCAACCGGTTCTAGTGGCATAACTCTTGTAGATAATTCAGGTCGTTTCGGCTACACCACTGCTACTGATGTAGCTACAGCTGGTGGCTCAGGTGATGGTAATCTTACTGTTGATATAACAGCAGCCCCAGGATATCTTCAGGCTTTCTCTTATGTCCCAGGCACAAGCGGAAGTGGTTATTCAGAAGGTAAACACGAACTTCAGACTACGACCATGTACAGATCTTACATCGCAGCAATGGATGTTGGTGATGTTGTGTCTGGAGGAGGAGCATATGGTGGACGTACTGCAGGCAGTTATACAGTCACAGTACCAAGCTCATGGGTCAGTGGCGAAGGAGTTAACAACTCTCTAATACTTGACATTACTATCGATGCTAATAAAGCAGTATCAGCTGTAGCTATTAACGGCAGTAACGCTGGTAAAAAATATGCAGTCGGAGATACAATCACTATACCATCAAATCAAAATGTGTGTGGTGGCCAAGCAATTGTAATACAAGTTGACACTATCAGTGGAGCTACTGGTTTTAAAGTCAGCTACATTGCAAATTCATCAGGAGCTATCACAGACCTGGGGTCTTCGGTCGGCCCAATAGATTTTGGGAAAGAAGGAGCTGGTGGTTATAATGTAGATGATGTATTACGTATCAGTCCTGGTACTAGGGAGGTTACAGTATCTGCTGTCGAAGGTAAGCTAACAGCAGTTTCAGTTAACACTGCTGGTAATGATGCTTATAAAGTTGGAGATATACTATCTATTAACCAGTCCGAAGGAAACGGACAAACAGGTACATTTAAAATCGATTCTGTTGAAGGAGTTATTACTGGAGTTACTATAAATAATCCTGGAAATGCTTATGCAACAGATGATGAATTCACTATCACTCAAGGTAGTGCGACTGCTGGAACCGCCAAGGTAGAAAGTACCGGCTCTAATATTAATACTATAACTATAAATAATCCTGGTGAAAATTATACAAAGAATGATGTAATCACAATATCTGGTGGGGATAATACTGCCACATTTACTGTAGCAACAGTGTCAGCTAAATCTCTGTATGTATGTAATCATGGTACAAAGTATGCTCAAGGGGATACGCTGAAGGTACTAGCAGCTACTCATGGTGGTAGTACTGATATTAAATTTACATTATCCACTAAACCTGAGGCACATTATTTAAACACCACTAGAGATAACTATCACACACTTACTGTACAAGATACTACACTAATAACTAATAAAACAAAAAAAGTTAAGACACGAGGCCCTACTGGTTATGTGATAGATTCTGAGGCAGAAGTAATCATACGTCAAGTTCAGTACAGAACAAAGTATCAGCTTACTCTTAATATAGAAGACAGTGACATAGCAGTCACACCTGTGGGTACAAGGATGGATGATGATTATCCTACAAACTCTGACGACCAAACTGATGACGGTGCAAACAATGTACAATCACTATGTGCGGACGACATACTAACAGCTTTGAAAACTAATTTAGAAGCTGCTTCTCTACCAAGTGGTTACGCTATAACTGTGAAGAAGTTTAATGGATCTCTGTATATAAAGATACTAAAAAATAGTGCTCGGGCAGCATTTAAAATTGTAGCTAATGATGATCAAGGTAATTCACACATAACTGCGTACAACGATTTAGTACTTAATTCTGCAGATCTACCTGGACAAACTGTTCATGGTAGGACTATGAAAATTATTAATTCTGATGCTGTATCAGACGCCTACTGGGCTAAGTTTTTAGCTGATGACGGTGTTGAGGGGAAGGGGCGTTGGGAAGAGACAGTAGACCCTACAGTATCCCCAGGCTTAGATGTTAAAACCTTACCTCATGAACTAAGAAGTCCAGCTAAAGGTGAGTTTTATTTTCAGGAATCTGACTGGGCAGATAGGAGCACTGGAGATTTAGTAACTAATCCGGAGCCTAGCTTTGTAAATAACAGTATTCAACAGGTCTTCTTCCATAATAATAGAATGGGGATGCTGACTGGTGATAATGTTACCATGAGTCAGACTAAGGATTTCTTTAATTTCTACTTCACAACAGCTTTAACTACTTCAGACGCGGACCCTATTGATATTAACTGTTCTAGTGTTAAACCAGCTATACTGCATGCTGTTATTCCAACAGCTCAAGGTTTGATATTATTCAGTAGAAACCAACAGTTCGTGATGTTTGCAGATGCTGGTATACTAACACCTGCGGCTGCTATTATCCGTGGTATCTCTAATTATGAAACTGATGATAAAGTACTGCCAGTTGATGTCGGTACAGGTTCTGCTTTTGTAAGTAAAACTCCCAGTTATACAAGAGTGTTTGCTATGCAGACTAGAGGTCAGGAGCAGAGTCCTATTGTCGATGATATTGGCAAGGTCGTTGCGGAGTGGATACCAGACACTGTGACTGAGATGATATCAAGTCCTCAGAATGCTATAATTAGTCTGTATGGGCCAGAAGATAAAAGTCTATACATGTTTAAAGTATATAAAGTAGATGATAAAGCTGCTATGCAATCCTGGTTTAAATGGGATCTACCAGGTAAGATACAACACGCAACTGTCGAGCAAGATACTTTATGGACAGTAGTGGAGTATGCTGGTAGGTATGTATTAGCAAGCGCTAGTCTAACTCAAACTACAGAAGAGAAGATTATCATTAATAGTTTAGGTCAGCAAGTTAATCCACATATGGATTTATATGGAGCTATTAGTTCCTTTGAATATGATGAGGTAAATAACCTAACTAAATGTTATCTACCTACTAATCTAAAAGATAACACAGATCTAACACCAATACTAGTTATCGCAGGTAATGGTACTACGAACTTCGATGGTGTTACAGAATCTGGATTCACAATTACACCAGATAGACCTACAGGTCAAACAAACGAAACACCTTCACCTTATTTTGAAGTGAAAGGAAAGAATTTAACTAGCTTAACTGCTAGTGATATTGTCGTAGGTTATAAGTATAACTTTGATATTGAATTACCTAGAACATACTTCAAGCAAGATCCTGAAGGAAAGATAAAAGATTACGCAGCATCCTTAATTATTTCAAGGATGAAGTTTGCTGTAGGACTTTCAAGCTCTTGTGGATTTAAAGTAAGAAGCAATGGTAGGCATACTCCATATGAGACTTTCACAGGTGTCGGTACTACTTTCATTAATAACTTTATAACCTTTAAAAATATTACAGGTGGTAGTGAATATAGAACGGAGACTGGTTTATCCACAACTGGCGGTAATGGTACTGGATTAAAAGTTGATATAACTGCAAACAACAGTGGAGCTATCACAGCAGTAACTGCTAGTGGTGATGTACCTAGCGGTTATAATCCAGGTGAAACTATAACAATAATCCAAATTGGTGCAGCTGGGAACGGTACATGTGAAATTGATACACTTTGGAATGGTGAACGTGATGGTCCAGTTGGTGATCATGTGATTAAAAATGTAGCAACCACTAACTTCGTTACAACCCCAAGCGCAATCACTCATACTGGACTTGGAGGTCCAGGTCAAGGTACTTATGGCTCTTTTTCTGACGCTATTATCCCTACAGGTGGCAGTGGATCAGGTATGGAGATCGCCGTCTTCGTTAATTTCTCTGGTCAGATGTCCACGGTGACGGTTCTTAAATCTGGAGTAGGTTATAAATTAAATGATATATTGACAATTCCTAAAGATGCTCCACAATTCCAACCTAGCGTGCAATTTCAAAATGATGGTACTTTTACAATCCTAACTCAGGGTGGTGACGGTACAGGTATGACTGTAGATGTAACAATGAAAGATGGTGTAGCTACCTCTGTGGCTCCAAATACAGAGGGTACAGATTATACAAATGGTGATACAGTAGTAATTAGTAAAACCAAACTTCTAACTCAAGAAGATGTTTATATATCTATTGATGAAATAGGAACTACGGAGTTCCCATTTAATTTAGATTATATGGATTCTTCTGATTTAAAAGTAAAAGTAAATGGATCAATAAATTCAGGTTTTAGTATTAATTACGATGTTGATAGAGATGTATCTAAATTACTTAAATTTACAACTGCGCCTGATGATGGTGACGAAATCTTACTATACACTGATAACTGGTATAGTATACAGCCTGTCCAAAAGCCTAATCAGTACTTATTAGACGATGTACCTCTAGAAGAGGAGACTGTATTTACAGTACCATTACATCAAAATTCAGATAACTTTAATATTAGAGTATTCAGTAATTCACCGTTTCCGGTTTCACTATCTTCAATGATGTGGGAAGGACAATATTCACCAAGGTTCTATAGGAGGACATAATTTATGAGTCACGGTAAGACAAACAGATACTACGAAGATCTATGGGAATTAGATAATACAAATGCCCAAAGGCAGTGGGAGCATCAAGTTGAGGTAAATAACGAAAAGCGCAACTATGATGAACGTGTAGCTAATTATCATGATTTAAATAATCAAAATAAATGGAATCATGAGTACCAGATGCGAGCCTTTAATTATGGCACGCAGATGGATGCCTATATCAGATCACTAGATCTTGCTGATAAAGGTTTCGATCTGAATAGAAGGCATGCTGAACTATCATTAGAGGCACAAGCTCGTGTATCCTTTGAGCGTAAGCAAAAATTAGAGTTTGAGATGCAGGCGTCTCTGATAAAATATCGGACGAACCATTATAAGACGGCTCAAACGAAAGGCCTGCTCCAACAGAAACAGAATGCAGAGCATGCTAAACACATGATGTCTTCTATAGAAGCAGTTTCTAAACTCGTACAGAAAACCGGTAAAGTACTTGGCCGAGGTCAAGCAGGTAGAAGTGCGACAAAGTTAGTTGGTGCTATTGAAGCTGAATATGGACGCATGGAGTCTGCTAAATCTCATCTAATTTTAATGTCTGATCATGAGTATCAGACTAAAATGCATGGTCAGAATTTCGCAATGGCAGCCTTAGGAATGGGGAGGAAGTATCAAATGAAGGCTGAGGCCGCAACTTATGATAGCATCCTGGACGCCCATGAAAAGAGTGTAGCCGAGATTCTACTTAAAAAAGAATCAGCTGATTTACAAACTGAATCAAGAAAGATGCTTCAGCCTAAATTACACCCAATGACACCAGGACCGCAATCGGTACCTAGAACAAGCATCTTTGACCCACCACCACCTATACAGACACCCAAACCTCCTGAAGGTGATAAGGAGCATGGCTTTGCTTATCGTGGTGGAGGTGGAGGCGTCGGAGCAGTTCAACAAGGAGGCTTCAACGTCGGTGGTGCTATGATGCAAGGTGGTTCGCTACTGGCTGCTGCTGGTGGTGCTGCTGCTGCGGGAACATTCGGTGCTGGTATGGCTGGGTTAAGTGTACTTGGACCTATTGGTATTGGTATTGCTGTTGTTGGATTCTTGGGATCCGTTTTCGATCTTTGGTAAACTAGATACTGTTACGACAGTTGATAGTATATAAATAAAAACTACTTCTACGGAAGAACAAAACAATTATGTCGTTTACAACATATGCACAAGTGAGGGGGTACAATCCTACCCAAATCCCCTCCGATAGAATAATCCAAAACTTTTTAAATTCTAAAAAGTTTGAAGCAAGTCAGATAAAAGCTAATTTTAAACTTCAACAAGAATTTGCAGAGAGCGTCTTTAAGATGCAGAATCATGCTGATTCAAGGAAGATTGAGAACTTAAGAGAAAACGAAGCTTGGCAACAGAAAGAGAGCATCCGAATGAAAGATGCTCTTACTCGTAACTTTGAGTTATCACGTAAGAATTTTGCTAAAGCTAATCCAACTTCAAAAGCAGCGGTTACTGAGAAGCTTGGCGGGCTAGTAGAGTTTGCACCTAAAATTCTAGATAGCTTTGTCGAATATCGTCAGAAGGTAAATCAAGATGAATATAAACAAGGTTTAAGTCTCATCGATCAGTTAGGTACCACACCTACACAGATTGCAAAACTTAGAGAACTTGAAAGTGATTTATGGGAAAGCGATAGAGGAATACAGGTATCTGCACAGAGTATTATACCTAATGCTACTGAGCAGGAACTAAATCAAATAAGACATGCGACAGGGTGGACTCGTTATGGTCACGTAGTTTCAGGTCTTAATAATAGTATACCTGGTTATCAACAGGAAATCTTAAATAATTATAGTACACCCTACCCTCTCGGTGAAAAGGACTTATCACTAGAACAGGCTAGAGCTACTGGTAATGTAGCAGCAGCTAATCAGATTCTAAGTCAGATGCAAACTGCTTATGCTGATAAGCAGTTTGAAGCTTTAGGGATCCATGGTCCTAATGAAGCTGTAGCTTCTGAGTATTTTGATAAACTTGATAAAGTATCTGATTCCATCTATAATGATATTTGGAAACAAGCTGAACTACAAGCTCAACAAGCCAGCGTAAATGAAAGCAGACTACGTACCATTAATGCTATCCAGAGTGGTGGTATTTATAATTGGATGGGAGAAGTAGTTGAAACTTACAGAGACCCAGACAATAAGAACTGGCGTAGAAATGCTATTCATGAAAACTTTCCTTATGTAATAGAGTATCTTAAATTATCTGATGTACCTGTTAGCGAAGCAGAGGATATGCTTAGCGCTACTAGAGAGGATGGTAAGACACCACTTCTAGGTTTATTAAATAGGAATAAGATAAGAGAAGTTATAACAGAGAAAGAGGAAGCAGTTGATAACGTAAGAGAGAATATGGTTCAGGCTAGAAAAGTAGCCCTTGATATGGAGAAGATAAAGATTAGTAATATGATCAGGGATCAAGGAATGAATAATGCTGCAATTGAGGAGCTATGGCAACAGTATAAAGGCACTCCTGAATTAAGAGAATATATCCAATCTTTCATTACAGATCCTGTATCACCACAGCAAGATAGATTAGAATCAGCAAGATTAGAATATGCTGGTACTCAAGGAGAGTTAACCACTGAAATGGTTTTACAATCCAAAACTAATGAAGTTACTAAACTAACATTTTTAGGTGATGATCGTATTGATAAACCTTATCCAGGACAGGCGAAGAATCTAAGGAATGATATAGCTAACGTACTTCTAGGTAGGATGAACATACAGTCATTTGAAGATCTAGGAGCTAAGGAACCTAGTGTCCGTATGGCTACAGATGACATCCATCAACAAGCTATGCAACGCTTCACCACTAATATGCGTGAAGCTACTATGACTGAGAAGCAGGCTTATGAAGATGCATTAGCTCATGGTAAAGATCTTATTGAAGATTTAGAAGTAAATAAATTTAAATTAAATGATCCTAGTAGTGGTTTCATTAAAGGCTATTCAGTAGATCCTAATTCAAAACCCATTAGCGCTACTTCACGTTTAGAACGACGAGCTTTAATGGATCAAGATACTTACTTCTATAGAAACACACCATTAGATACTAAACAAGATTATGAATTCTTACGTCAAAAACTTCTCTCTGGTGGCAATTATGATGCTACTGTTGAAGATAAATTTCCTTGGGTCCGTGATGTAGTTGGACTATATAACGGACGTGTGACTAGGGAAGATATTCTACAAGAGAATGCAAAGACATTAGGCGTTAACCTAGTATTCCCTAAAGCTATTCAAGCAGAAAGATCCAACCTAAGGCCTGGTACTTTAAGGCAGATACGCACTAATTCAAGAGAGTTAAACTCTTACATGAGTCAAACAGGTACTGCTTTGTTAGAAATAGGAGATAAGGATGAAGGTGGTTGGAGAGATACTAACACCTATGGCAGCCACTTAAGACACGTATATGATGTAGGTGGTGTAGGTCGTAGGTCTAGTGGACCTCATCTACACTTACAGCTAAGAGGTGGTGGAAATATTGATAGGCATGACTTTGATAAATATATCTTTGCTGATGATCCAGAACTAGGTAGAGTACCTATCGGTCAAACACCTACTACATCTGATCAACAAGCACATTGGGACAGAGGTTCTGATGGTTGGGATTTTGGCCTATTTGAAGGTACAGATATTTTAATTGGTAATGGAGCAAAGATTATTGACGTAGTACAAACAAGCACAGAAGGAGAAATGTTAGTTATAGAATTACCAGACGGTCGCATTATAGAATTACTACATGGAACGGCGGCGAGGCAATGACAAATTCATTTTATAGAGATCCTGATGTAGAGGAACAACTGCAATCAGACATAGAAGCTGCCGAAGCTGTGAATGCTGCTGAAGAGCGGATGAGTATATTAACACCATCTGAATCAGGTAAGGCTGGACCTGACTTTGTAGAAGGGGCATCAGAGAAGGCTGAAGAAGAAATAGGTGTAGCCACTAGGCGTGCAGAAGCGACCCGTAAAGCATCATTACCTATTTGGCATCCTGACTTCGATTCTGGTATCGCTGGATATGAGAAACCTTTATCTGGTTTAGACGGCTTCCACAAAATGCTGAAGCCTATTTCACAAGGAATGATTGACACTGGTTTAGGTTTTATGAATCTAATAACCGGAGGTAACTTTGGAACTGGTGATCTACAAGATCAATGGCATAGGTCAAATCCTCAAGGTCAGAATGTTGTTGCTGATACTACACGTACATTATCTGGATTAATAATACCTTCAATGGGTGTATCAAGTGGTATCATTGGTACTGTAAATAAACTACCTTGGGCTGCTAAACTACCAGGAGTTACTAAATTCCTTGGAGAAGCTGCTACTAGAATAGGAGTTGACACTGTAGTCTTAGGTTCTTCAACAACAGCTACAGACGATAACCTCGCTAAGATGTGGGGTGATGCCTTCGGATATTATGCACCTTGGGCTACAAAGTCTGATGACAGTCCTGATGTAAGATGGAAGAAGAATGTATTATATGAGAACACTGGTTTCATCCTTGGTGGTGAAATTGTAGGAGGTTTATTTAGATTCAGATCCGCTATTGCTAATGCATTATCAGGTGCTAGTTACTACGATGCATCTAGAGCAACACTAGTACCTAAGGTTGCAGCACGCTGGGACAGTAGTAATGTTGTTATACCACAGACAGATGAAGCAGCAGAGATACTAGCTAGAACAACAGATGATATAGCAGAACAAACTAAGCATCCTCTTATACGGGATATCGATGAACAGATAGAAGCACTTGGTCCATTGGATGAGAATTCCTTAGGAGAGGAAGGTGTAAATAAACTTGCAGAACTAACTGAACAGCGACGTAGGGTACAGGTAGATCTAGATGATATGGATCCTATCACTGAAGCTGCTCTCAGGTCAAGACATGCAAGAGCTAGGCAGCTTAAAGCAGAAGCATTAGAAGTTATAGCTGATGATCCAGATGGAGCATTAGGACATAACCCGATTGTTAATGATCCAGCTCAAGCACAGCAGCGTGCTGTTACTCATGCAGAAGCTGATGTAGTTGGAGCAGTAATGGATCATGATAAGATCATCAATCAAATCAATGTAGAGAACGGACGTGCTAGAGCTGCATACCCTACTGATGGTATGCGTGCTTTCATGAGAGCACTTAATGGCACAGCTCGTGGTAACTTCTTAGAAGAGTTTGGTGCTAGGATACCTAGGCAAGTAGAAGCTATTTATGAAAATAAATGGACACGTTCTGCTGAAGAACTAGAAGCTAGTGTCGGTCAATTAGTCCAGAAGATCTATCGGATGGATACTAATGAATTGGCTGAGATGCTTAACGGTATGCGTACTAATATCCAAGAAGCATATAAAGCAGAGTTCCTTAATGATGAGGCCTTTGTAGAGCTTTCACAAGCCTTCAGACAGGTCTTTGATGAGATGTACGACCCAACTAGAATAAAGGCCTCAGCGATTGCTACACAGCAAGGTGGGTATGCTATAGCAGATGCTGCACATTCCGCTATCCTATTGGATGATGCTGGACTTGATACCGCTAGGTTAATGGATAATGCATTAACTAACATGGAACTTATTAACGCAGAGTTAAGGGCTAATAGATTCCTTTGGGGTACACAAGGAAAGATGCTACAACTATCAGATTCTAAGAATCCGTTAGCTGCTAGGCGTATGAAAGAGATGGTTGCAGATTTCAATACTAACCTAATAAATGAAAAGATAAAGGGTAAGCAAGTAATTGAAACTTTAAAAACTATCAATAAGGAGAACCCACAGTACCTTAATGCATTTAAAAAGGCATATGACTTAACTAATGGAGATGTGGATGAACTTTACAAACTACATAGGTGGGCTGAACATAACATAGGTCTTCTTAAAAAGGGATTCATTGATCTAAAACCTGAAATACCAAGTCTTGTTATGCAAGGTATTCATGGTATTCAGTTTAACGGACTTCTATTAGGCATGGCACCGTTCAGAGCTTTTAGAGGTAATGCTATACTACTTATGGGTAAGCCTGCTTCACAGTTTGCAGGAGCTACAGTACGTGGTAGATGGGGCAGCATGAAACGAGCTGTTTATACTTATGGTGGTGTCACTGAAAACATCCAACGTGCCGCACAGTATGCTGCCAAGGAGTGGGATTATGTAAGAAAGAATCCTGAAATGGCACAGCTACGTGGTAGGGCTGATATTAAGTTTGCTCAAAGCCATCAGTTTGAAGCTATGGAAGCTATGGCTGAAGGATGGAGAGCTGAAGGTCAGAATGGTAAGCTATTCATGCTTAACTGGGCTAGACTTATGGCATCCTACAACAACAATCAAGTTGTAAGAGCAGGTGTTAATGCACTACACACCATCGATGGGTTTACTAACTCAATGATGGCAAGTGCTATATCTCGTGGTAAAGCCTATACTGAACTTGCCGATCAAACAGCAGGACAGTGGAGTGATGAACTGTTTAAAGCTAGGTCAGATGAGCTTTATAGACAGGCGTTTGATGAAACTGGATTATTGACAGATGAAGCGGCTAGACATGCATCAAGAGAGATCGCTCTAAACTTAGATAATAAAATTGCTAGAGGAGTCGATACTTTAATTGACCATGTACCAGGACTAAAACCATTAGCTAGGTTCCCTAGAACAGGTGTTAATGGGGTAGAAGTTGCCTGGAGTTATAACCCATTAAGTGGTATTAATGCTTCAATTGGTAAGGCACGTAATGTATTTAAAGCTAGAACCAGAGGCGAAAAACTTAGAGCTATGATGGAACATGGCTTTAAAGAGTCAGAATTTAGCGATGAAGCCTTTGAAGTCTTAGTTAATGAATACCGTGGTAGGCAAACCATGGGTCAACTTGTAGTAGGTCTTGGAGGTCTTTGGGCTTCACAAGGTATGCTTAGAGGTAACGGACCTATTGGTGCTAAAGAAAGAAGGGATATGAGACAGCTTGGCTGGAAACCTCTGGAAATCATGAATCCATTCAATGGTAGCTGGGTACCTTTTAATGGTCTAGAACCATACGATAAGATCCTAGCTATGACTGCTGACATATTCTATGAATCCACTAGGGTAGATAGCACTGTTGCAGAGGATTGGTGGCTGAAAGCTGCATGGTCCTTAACTGCTGGTATTTCTAACTCTACATTCATGAGTGGATTACAACCTCTTGTGAGTCTATTAGGTAGAGATGAGTCAGCTTGGAATAGGTTTATGGCTGAAGGACACATCAATCCTACAGCACCATTTGCACCTGCTGGCCTTAGAAGCATGTTAAATAATGTAATTGGTCCTCAAATGAAGGACGTAGATAATGACATTAAGGGTTACTTAATGAATAGGAATAAATTCTTATTCTCAGGTAATGAGTTGCTGAAGGATCAACTAGATATATACACTGGTGACCGTATCAATTATACTGACCCTTTAACTTCTGCTATCAATATGACATTCCCCATGTTTAAGCAGAATGGAGGCATGGAACCATTCCGACAGTGGTTAGTCGGAACTGGGTGGGCCGGTCTACATAAAATGAGGATGGATCCTAATATACCTGGTAAGAAGTTAGATTCTGATGAACGTTGGTTCGTTAGTAACTGGATAGCACGTAATGCTGGACTTAAGGAACAGATCGAAGAATTAATGGCTATTGATCAAAATCCAGAAGATCCAAGATCATTAACAGCATACAGACAACATCTCAGGGATTATGGTCAGGAGAAGTTCCCGATTGGTAAAACCTTTATACATGATCAGTTAGATAAGATACACAACACAGCGTTCCGTTTAGCCTTTAAAGAGCTAGGATTGCAAAGGAAGGAAACCAGACCTCGTGCTTTACTAGAAGGACAGAAGATAGACATGATGGAACAAGGTATGTACCAAGAAGCTGGTACTGTACAAGAGGATATAGAAAACCTAATTAGATTACAAAAACCATTAAACTAATAGCATTATGGCGACAACTGAAAATTTACATACAGGAGATGCTAGTAAAACTAAATTCTCCTTCACATTCCCATATTTAAAGCAGACAGACGTCGAGGTATACTTATACACGACTGATGCCTGGGTCAAAAAGACCGTTACAACTGATTACACCTTTGATAATGCTACTACTATTAAATTTGGTTCCTCCCCTGCAGCTGCTACGTCAGATGAACAGACAAACTTAGGTAATGCAAAGAATATTAAGATCGTAAGAAAGACAGGATCCGATTCACTATCTGCAACCTTCTACCCAGGTTCAGCTATTAGGTCGTCGGATCTAAATGATAACTTCACACAAAACCTGTACGTAACACAGGAATCAGAAGGTGATGCTTCTATAAATAAAAAGACCCTTGAGTCTATTGTAGCCACTACTAACGATGGTGGCTCTACTTGGGTACTTGCTGGTAATAACACTAATGCTAGTACTGATCCTAAAGGTGTAGGTTACGCTATAACTACAGCTGACGCAGCTTTACCTAAAGCTGGCGGTGTTATGACTGGTAACATTGTCTTTGAAGGTGCTACAGATGATGCTTATGAAACAACAGTAACAGTTGTAGATCCTACAGCTGACCGTACAATCACATTACCTAACGTAACAGGTACAGTAGTTACTACAGGTGACTCAGGTACAG